AAGCTCCAGCAGGTCATCTCCCGCACCGTTCCTGACGGCGTGTATATCGATGCTGACGGGCTCAACGAGGTCGACCTTGGTACGGGCAACGCGTACAGCCCTGAGGATGCGCTTCGGCTATACTTCCAAACGGGTAGCGTTGTGGGCCGTTCCTATACTCAGGACGGAGAGTACAATCAGGGCAAGGTTCCTATTCAGGAGCTCAATAGCAACAGCGGGGCGGCTAAGACGCAGATGCTGATTGGCAATATGAATCACTACTTGCAGATGATTCGTGACGTAACGGGCCTCAACGAGGCTCGCGATGGCAGTGCTCCCGACCCCCATAGCTTGGTGGGCTTGCAGAAGCTGGCTGCGGCCAATAGCAATACGGCTACGCGACACATTCTCGACGGCAGCCTATTTATGTTCCGCTCTCTGGCTGAGGCTCTCACATACCGCGTCAGCGATATCCTTGAGTACGCCGACTTCAAGGACGAGTTCGTAAACCAGATTGGAAAGTATAACGTCAGTATCCTCGGAGAGATTAGCGAGTTGTATATCTACGACTTCGGAGTCTTTATTGAGGTCAGTCCCGACGAGGAGGAGCGTGCCCAGCTCGAGGCCAATATTCAAATGGCTTTGAGCAAGGGCGGTATCGACCTTGAGGACGCCATCGATATCCGTGAGATTAAAAACCTTAAGCTCGCCAACCAACTGCTAAAGATTAAGCGTGTGGCTAAGCAGGAGGAGGAGCGGCAGTTCCAGCTCCAGCAGCAGCAGATGCAGGCGCAGAACAATATGCAGTCGCAGCAGATGGCCGCGCAAACGGCGATGCAAAAGATTCAGGCGGAGACGCAGAGTAAGATGCAGGTCAAGCAGGCGGAGATTGCTTTCGAGATTGAAAAGATGCAGGCCGAGGCGCAGGCCAAGGCGCAGCTCATGGACCTTGAGTTCCGCTACAACCAGCAGCTCCACGGTATGCAGGAGCAGCAGTTGCAGATGCGTGAGGACAAGCGTGAGGACGCCAAGGCAAAGCGCATTAGTCAACAAAATACTGAGCAGAGCAAGCTTATTGACCAGAGGAAGAATAACTTGCCGCCAATGAATTTCGAGTCGAATGAGGACAGCCTAGATGGCTTCGACTTGGCTGAGTTTAGTCCGCGATAAATAATATAATTTTACACTAATGGAAATCAAAGTCCGGGAAGTCAACGAGGTAGAATCTAAGTCCATCCAAGAGGTGGAGCAGGAGCTGCTTCAAAAGCATGAGGCAGAGGTCAATGGCGAAACCGCTGTTGAGGAGGAGGTAGTAACCGAGGGTAAGCCTGCGGGCCTGTCTGAGGACGAGGTGCGTTCGTTTTTAAGCGAGCGTTACGGTCGGGAGATTAGCTCTTTGGATGAGCTGGCTGAGGCCCGCGAGCAGGAGTTGCCCGAAGATGTAGCCGCGTATTACAAGTACCGTCAGGAGACGGGCCGTGGCTTGGAAGATTTTGTCAAGCTCAATAGAAACCTCGACGAGTCGGACGGGGAGAAGTTGTTGCGCGACTATTTACTTGAGACGGAAGATGGCCTCGATGCTGAGGACGTCGATATCCTTCTCGAGGAATACAAATACGATGAAGACCTCGATGACGAGGGCGACATCAAAAAGGCCAAGTTGGCCAAGAAGAAAGCTATTGCTAAAGCGAAGCGACACTTCGAGGAAGAGAAAGAGAAGTACAAAGCACCTCTTGAGTCAAGGGGTGTCGACTCTCTGGAAGGTTCTGAGGAGTATCAGGAGTATAAGCAATACGTTGAGCAGGCGAAGACGTACCAAGAGGAGCAGAAGCGCAGGAAGGAGTGGTTTGACGATAAGACCAACGAGGTGTTCAGTGAACAGTTCAAGGGCTTTGAGTTTAACCTCGACGACAAATCCTACGTCTATACTCCCGGTGACCGCACAGAGTTGAAGAAGCTCCAACAAACTCCCGAGGCTTGGTTAAACAAGTATCTGGACGAGAAGGGGCTCGTGAAAGATGCTGCGGGATACCACAAGTCTTTGTCTGTCGCTATGAACCCTGAGAAGTTTGCCCGGTTCTTTTTTGAGCAGGGTAAAGCTGAGGCCGTGGACGACGTTATGCGCAAGACAAAAAACATCAACATGTCAGAGCGCACGACACCTCAGACCACGTCGAAGGGGGGATTAAAAATCCGTGCCGTCAATCAAGATTCAGGCCGAGGCTTGAAGATTAAAAGTCGGCGCACCACCTAAAACAAAAACAAGAAAACATGGCAGGCTCAGTGCAAGCAACCCCGGGGTTTAATCTCCAACCGAGTTCGGACCAGATTCCGCTCTCAACAAACTACATCACCAACTTCGACTTCCTCAATCAGTATCTCCCTGATACTTATGAGAAGGAGTTCGAGCGTTACGGTAACCGTACAGTGTCTTCATTCCTACGCATGGTAGGTGCAGAGATGCCTTCTAACTCAGACCTCATCAAGTGGGCTGAGCAGGGTCGTCTCCATACTAAATACGTCTCTTGTGGAACGGATGCAGCAGCCGCCGCTCCCACCGCGACGTTCCAAGTCAATGACGTCTTGGGTGTACCCAACTCTTTCCAAGGCGGACACACGGCGAATAATATCGCTATCCGCGTTGGTCAGACCGTGATGCTTGACCAGAACAATGGCACCGGAAGTAACAAGGGTATTGTTACCGACGTTGACCTTGCTGACAATCAGTTCACTGTGGCTTTCTACGAGAACGGTGGATATGTGGGTGCTGGCGGTGGCGCTGTAACCGACACCGGTGTGACTGTATTTATCTACGGTTCTGAGTTCGAAAAAGGAACCAACGGAATGCAAGGCTCCCTCGAAGCTGATGACCTCATCTTTGAGACGAGCCCCATCATCCTCAAGGACAAGTATGCTGTCAATGGTTCTGACATGGCTCAGATTGGATGGATTGAAGTAACCACCGAGAACGGTGCTACCGGATACCTCTGGTACATGAAGTCCGAACACGAGACTCGTCTCCGTTTCGACGATTACCTCGAGACCTCTATGTTGGAGGCTGTTCCTGCTACTACCGCAGCCGGTGGTTCAGGCGCTTCTGCCGCTGGATATAAGGGTACAGAAGGTATCTTTTACACCATTGAGGACCGTGGTAACGTTTGGTCTGGCGGTATCCCCGCTGCTTTGGCTGACTTCGACTCTATCATCTCTCGCTTGGACAAGCAGGGTGCTATCGAGGAGAACGTCATCTTCGTTAACCGTGACTTCGGGTTTGCCATCGACGATATGTTGGCTGCTCAAAACAGCTACGGTGCTGGAGGTACTAGCTACGGCTTGTTCGACAACGACGAGCAGATGGCTCTCAACCTTGGCTTCACGGGCTTCCGCCGTGGTTACGACTTCTACAAGTCTGACTGGAAGTACTTGAACGACCCAACCATGCGTGGTGGTCTCGCCTCTGGCGGTATCAACGGCATGATGGTTCCTGCCGGTAGCACCACGGTCTACGACCAAGTGTTGGGTAAGAACGCCAAGCGTCCGTTCCTCCACGTCCGCTACCGTGCCTCTGAGACTGAGGACCGCCGCTACAAGACTTGGATTACAGGTTCTGCCGGAGGTGCTATGACCAGCGACCTCGACGCGATGGAAGTCAATTACCTCTCTGAGCGTGCTGTATGCACTATGGGAGCGAATAACTTCTTCTTGTTCGAAGACTGATTGTGAATTGGATATTGGGGAGCACAACGAGTGCTCCCCTCTATCTCCCCCTTAATTAAAATAACATGCAGAATAAAACATACCGCCTAAAGCGAAAGAGTACCCCTATTGCCTTTATGATTCCCGGTCGCGGAAGCAGCGGGAAACCCCTCCTGTACTGGGATGAAAAGCGTGGTGAGAACCGCCCCTTGCGTTACGCACGCAATCAAAAGAGCCCTTTTGAAGACGAGCAAGACGGCAACGCTATTGTCGAGCCCATCGTGTTTGAAGACGGTTTTTTGCAGGTGCCTAAAAGCAACCCCGTATTGCAAGAGTTCCTTCATTACCACCCTATGAATGGGGTTAAGTATGAGGAGGTCAACGAAGAGCGCGACGCTGGCGCTGAAGTTGAACAGATTAACCTTGAGGTCGACGCCCTTGTCGAGTGTAAGAATATGAGTATCGAAGCTTTAGAGCACGTATCTCGCATCTTACTTGGCATCGACCCATCCCGTATGACTACGTCGGAGTTGCGCCGCGATATGCTCATCTATGTGCGTCGAGACCCAAATACGTTTATGCGTGTAGTCAACGACCCGGACTTGAAGTTGCAGTCTAAGATTCAAAAGTTCTTTGACGACAACCTTTTGTCTTTCCGCCGTAACAAGACCGAGATTTGGTTCAACGGCCCTGAAAACAAGAAGAAACTTCTTACCGTTCCGTTCGGAGAAGACCCTGTGGCTTTGGCTACATCTTACCTACTTAGCGACGAGGGCCTTGACCACCTCCGTACGCTCGATGTTTTAATTTCAGAGTAGTACATTTGAGTCATGGATACATACATTTCAGTAACCATCAATCCTACTGACGGGACTCCGTATCAGCAGTTGATTAATGTAAATGCTGTCGCTGCGCATAATGCGGGGCCTAATAGCCGTATTCCAATTCTTCCGAGAACTGAAGACTACAGCTGGGAGATTAGCACCTCTACGCTTCCCCCGCTCGCCACCACCGATGACGTCACTACGTATCTGATTCGTGAGTGTATCAATTCGAGCGCAGTAAGCGGTCCTGTGCAAGCCGCAACACCACCCCGTCTGTTTGACATCACGCAAATCCGAGTAAATGACTAAGTTTTTAGGCCCATTCATATATGACTCGTCCGCAGGCGAGACTCCATCATCTCTCACTTGGGTAAACACCAGTGAAGTTAGCACGGCTTATTCAGAATCTGCATCTTCGGAGGCTGTGGGATTGTATTACAACAGAAACAGTGCGACCGGCGGACCCGTAATCCTCGAAATTTCGTTTTACGACAATCTTGGGAATGAGTTGTCGGGCGTAGACTACAACTACGCGAGGTTCGTTACTGCCAACTTAATTGACGCCTTTAACTCATCTCCAACGGATGTCATTATTGAGCCTCGATATCCATCTGGATTCCCTACCCGAAACATTGAAGTTTCTTAATAATGAAGACAGTAACTCTTCCGTATAAGTATATTGTAGACGACGTTCAGCCCAATATGTTTGGTTCGTATGCGACCAAAACTTGGAATGACTATGACTCTGCGACGCGGGTTTTGACCTCCAATAACAGCGCCTTCGTCACTGACGCTGTTCAACCGGGTATGGTTTTGTTTAACCCCGAGGACTCTACTTCTTGGGCAACGGTTGAAACGGTAGATAGCGAAACCGAAATCACGTTGACGCCCGGCTTCATCTATGAGAGCGATGGCGGCACTCGTCTAGGTCGGTTTAGCATTGCTACTGCGGCAGTTGCGTTTAAGCAATACTGCACCGACACCGATACTTCGAAGCTTTGGTGGGCTAACTATAAGGTCGGAGACCGTGTTCAATCTCAGGGTCAGCAGGTTAAGACTTCATTCAACAAGGCTGTGGCCACTATTGTGGCGATGGAATGGGACGAGGTTAATGACCTTGCAGTCATGACTCTAGACAAGCCTCTTCAAAGCACCCAAGGGATTTGGTTGTATAAGGATGGTGACGTACAGACACTGCCTATTGAAGAGGTTGAGTATTTTACATTGTCTAGGGAGGAAGAAGTTTATATGGAATTTACTTCTGCTGGCAACTTAGATTATCAGGTCTACCCTTGGTTGAAGGAACCTGCGTCGAATGAAGAATTGTTGTCCGTATCAGAAGAGCTTAAAGACAAGATGGTTGATGCCGTTCAAGAAGCTCTAACTGACCCTTGGCCTAGGGCCAGTGCTATGGTTAAAGATTCCTACGGAATGGATTTCGTATTTGTAGTTTGACATAATTTGATATCATAAGAAAAGGCCACCCTCGGGTGGCTTTTTTTTTTGGACCTTAGAGTATGAAGCGTTGGCTCCTACTACTCTACTTCCCGTTTTCTTCTTACGCCCAGTGCGACCTTGAGCTCCTTGGCTTCAACGCCGTAGAGGGATTGGTGACGGTGGCGTTCAACAACACCAATGGTTGCGGTGGCACGGGCGGCCCCGATGGGGTGTCTGAAATTCAGTTCGGCTTTCAGGCTGTCGATGAGGATTGTAACGCGATGAACATCGGGTGGGACTTCCCGTCTGGGTTTTCTATCTCGGGCGACAACAATCATCCCGGCTGGGTATTTTCTTCTACGACTACTGAGCTGGCGGGAAACTGGACGAATCTCTATGACGATTCTCTAGACCCCCCGTACTATACGGGCGATACGGTTTCATTCCCTGTATTCAATTCATATCAGAACGATTGTATCGATGGCACGTTTTCCGGCTCTATGAGCTGTGAGCTTTCTAACGTCATCGACTATTGGTCTAGTGAGGGATACAGCATTCAGATTGTAATATGGCAGATTAGCTATGGCCCGACCATGTATTCTGACGAAGACGGGTGGGCTGAGGTAGGTCCTCTTGGCGGTGGCATCACCCCGGAGTGCTGCGGAGTTTATGAAGACCAAAACTTTTTGGACAACTGGATGGTGGTGGGCGACTGCGGTGAGCCGTTGCCTGAGGTCATAGTAGATACGGTATATATCGAGCTCCCGCCAGATACCGTTGTGGTAGTGGAGTATGACACCACGTTTGTGCAGCTCCCTCCCGACACGGTGTTCTTAGTAGAGTACGACACCACATACATCGAGCTCCCTCCCGACACAATTCTTTTGGTGCAGTATGATACCACATACATTCAGGTCCCGCCGATTACGATATACGACACCACATATATCGAACTCCCTCCTGTGGTTTTGTGGGACACCATAATCGTCGAGGTAGACTGTCAGACGGGGCAGGAGTGTCTAGAGATTATCGAGTGCCCCATATACGCCCCTAACGCTTTTACCCCAGACAACGACGGTGTCAATGACACTTGGTTTATTGAGTCCCCCAACGATTGCTGGGACAGCATAGACATCAGGGTGTATTCCCGTTGGGGAGATTTGGTGTGGGTCTCGAAAGACTTCAGTGAGAGGTGGGACGGCGGTTACGAGGTGGCTTACGTACGCGACGACGTGTACGTGTATCACTTCGTGGCAAGGAATATCTATAGCAATCAGTGGGTTGAGCGTTCTGGTCACGTGGTAGTATTGAGATGATTATCTTTAGGGAATGATTGATTCAGTCCGTCAAACCGTCTTGTCGATTCTTAACAAGAACAACTACGGCTACGTATCTCCCTCCGACTTCAACTTATTTGCTAAGCAGGCGCAGCTAGAGATTTTCGAGAACTACTTCACGGGTCTCAACCAAGCCATCAACGCGGAGAACGCGCGTATGTCTGGTACGGACTATGCCAATATGACCAAGGGCATCAACGAAGACATCGATATCTTCTCCGTGTCTGGTCCCCTGACGCAGAGTGCAAACAACTTGTTCTTCACCCCGAGCACCGCTACCACCGGTGACGACTACTACCTGCTGAACAAGGTATTGGTCAATGGCTCTGAGGCTGAGCCCGTTACGCACAGCCGCATCACCCTGCTGGCCAACTCAAATCTGACGGCCCCGTCGGCGCAGTACCCCGCGTATACCATCGACAACCCCACTGCCGGGCAGGTCGTGACCATTTACCCTACGGCAACGACGTATGCACCGGGCGATGTGGTGGCTCAGTATGTGCGGTATCCCTTCGACCCGAAGTGGACTTACATTACGCTTGCTAACGGAGAGCCTGTATTCAATCAGTCGTCTACCGACTACCAAGACTTTGAGCTCCCCATCGATGACGAGCCCCGATTGGTTTATCGCATCTTGCAGATGGCAGGCATGAGTATCCGCGAGGGCGACGTCTATCAGTACGCTAACGCAGAAGAGAAAGAGCAGTAATGGCATACATCACAGACTACCAGTATTACGAGAACGAGGGCAACGCACCCGAAGACGCGAACTGGGGTAGCTACCAATACGTTTCTCTAGAAGATATCGTCAACAACTTCCTGTTGATGTATAACGGCAACCACTCGCTCGTGAATAACGAGGAGAGGTATAAGATTCTGTTCCATGCCAAGCGGGCTATTCAGGAGTTGAATTACGACTCCTTGAAAGAGATTAAGATTCTTGAGCTCAGCGTATGCGACCGACTTCGCTTCGTTCTCCCTCCCGACTATGTCAACTGGGTGCGCATCAGCTTGTATAAGGATGGCGTTTTGCGCCCTTTGACGGAGAATATTCAGACGAACTGGAGCTCCGCGTATTTGCAGGACAACAACTGCCGCATCCTATTTGACGAGCAAGGGGCTATCCTTCGCCCTCAAGATTCTACTATCGATTACGATAGGATTACGGGGACTAAGCAGAGCATCTATCTCAACTCAAACAATCAGTTCGATGGGCAGCTGGGGTACTGCTGCGATGGGGCTTGGTACTTCGACTACAACATCGGGGCCCGCTACGGATTGAATACCGAGACGGCCAATGCCAACCCTACGTTCAGTATCAATAAGAAAGGCGGCGTCATCAACTTCAGTAGCCAGATGGCTGACGAGCTGTGTATCCTTGAGTACGTCAGCGATGGCATGGAGGGCGGCGACAACGCTGAGATTAGCGTGAATAAGATGTTTGAGGAGTACGTCTACGCTTACGTCCAATACTCTATCCTCGACGCCAAGCTCGGTGTACAAGAGTATATCGTGAATCGGGCAAGGAAGAAAAAGAACGCGCTCCTACGCAACGCTAAGCTTCGAGTCAGCAATATCCATCCGGGACGCTTGCTTATGAATATGCGTGGTCGCGACAAGTGGATTAAGTAATGGCAAATCTGGTACGGAACTTCATCAAGGGGCGCATGAACAAGAGCGTCGACGAGCGCCTTGTCCCCAACGGAGAGTATATCGATGCTCAGAATATCCGCATGGGTTCCACCGAGGACTCAGAGATTGGTGCGGTAGAAAACACCAAGGGCAACACGCAGCTCACCACTCTGGTCTACCCACCTACGGGCACCGCCTTGAGCGCCAACGCTACGTGCCTAGGGGCGTATAGCGACGGAGCCAACGAGACCATGTACTGGTTCGTCCACGACCCCTCGTTTACTGAAGGGGCCACGGGAAAGCTCGACCTCATCGTATCGTACAATATGCGCAGCGACTTGCTGACGTACCATGTGGTGAGTACCAGCGTTCTCAACTTCGACCCTCAGCATCTGATTACCGGCATTAATTTGGTTGACGGTCTACTGTTCTTTACCGACGACTTCAATCCGCCACGCCGCATCAATATCAGCACGGCGTACCCCGAGCCCGTGGCTTTTGCAGACAGCGGCGTTTTGGCTGACGATATCCTTGTCATCAAGCGACCACCCAATGCAGCTCCCGTGGTTACTGCTGTTGATGTGGTGTCCCGCGAAGACTATATGGAGGACAGGTTCCTGTGCTTCGGGTATCGTTGGGAATATGCCAATAACGAGTACTCGGCCACGTCACAGTTTAGCGCCCCTATCTTTGAGAGCGAGCCCTTTGCTTTCACTACCGAGTCGTACCTCAACGAGGGTATGGTCAACTCTGTTCAGGTATGTGACGTTACGGTACGTACAGGTAGTTCTTTGGTCAAGGGTATCGACATCCTTTTCAAGGAGATGGATGACAACATCATCCGCGTCATTGAGAAGGTAGACAAGGCGGACTCGGCCCTGACGGATAACTCCGACTATACCATTCAGTTTAGCAAGCAGAAGATTTTCACCATCCTCCCGGAGAGCGAGATACTGCGGCTGTACGACAACGTCCCTCGGCTGGCTAAGGCCCAGACCTTGATGGGCAATAGGATTGTGTACGGCAACTACCTCGAGGGGTACGACATGGTCAATAACAACGGCCTGTCCAATAAGCTTGGATACAACGTGTCATTGCTTCAGACTCCATTGGATGCCGAGTCCGACAATACTCAGCCCACATTTTCTTCTCCTAGCCTACACAGCAACCGCGTATATGAGATTGGCATCGTATACATGGATGAGTTTGGGAGGTCTAGCACTGCCCTTGTTTCGCCCAATAATAAAGTGGAGCTTGAGTGCGGTGATTCTATTTTCCAGAATCAGATTCGGGTCAACATACCGTCTATTATGTCTCCTCCTTCTTGGGCTAGGAGGTACAAGTTTGTCATCAAGCCCGACAGCGAGACGTACGAGACCATCTATACGAATCAGAATTTTGTGTATCCAGACGATAGTGATAACGTCTATTTCTTGCTCGAAGGGGAGAACGCGGCCAAGGTCGAGAAGGGGGATAGGTATGTGGTGAAGAGCGACACGTCTGGTGCGGTTACGTCATGTACTTACGCTGAGGTTCTAGAGAAGAAGGCATATGCTGTAGGTGAGCTTGACGATACCGGAGCCACTCCCGTTCCTGCTATTGGGGGTACGTACATGAAGATGAACCCGGACTTCTCGTACACTTCTCCTAACGTGTCAAACACCGCTCCCGGTGAGCAGTCAGCGGGAACCAACGGGGGTGCAGACCAAAGCACGGAGAACGGAGCTCTCAACCCCGGTGACTATCCTGTTCTCGTATACATCTTCAACGACAAAACCTCTAGTGTCCTCAATCCTGTACCCGCAGGAAGCCGCATCCGCCTTACGTTCAGCCTTACCCGTCAGGGACGAGGCGACGGAACGGGAGCGTGCGATAAGCGTACCCTCGACTTCGACCATACGTGGGAGGTGGAGGACGATTACCTCTCTATTATGGACTGGTTCTATGGCGCTACCGGACCGTCGACAATTCCAAACGACGTGATTGCCACCATCGAGGCAGCGGAGGGATTTACCGGAGACCCCAACGGAAATCCGCCGGAGATGACGGTTCAGCCATTGTCTACTACCGGCTCGCCGGGTTTTGGGATTACCCCTGCTGAAGGTCAGATGGCATGGTACGACCCGGGCCTTGCTGGCGGCCCATGGCTCATTATCTATGGCTCTGAAAAATGCGGTGGTGTAAGCGGTGGCAACAGCCCCAACCGTAGGTCTAGGGTTAAAGCAAGCCTTGCTATTACACGGGCTACTGATGTCGTCGTCTTTGAGACGGAACCACAGCCCGCTTTGCCCGACCTGTGGTATGAGTCGAGCCAGTCGTTTTTTATTGACCAGCAGAATGGACTGCATTACGGGAACGTACAGAATCAAACTAATTCTCAACCGGCCATCATCGACACGGCGTTCTTCAACTGCATCAGCTTTGGTAATGGTGTCGAGAGCTACAAGATTCGTGACTCGATTAGCGGCAAGCCCATTACCTTGGGCAACCGCGTTACTACGACCAGCGACGAGCGGTTCGCTGCGGTGCGGCGCTTTGCTGACCTGACGTACAGTGGTGTCATCAACGATGAGACCAACATCAACAAGCTCAATGAGTTCAACCTTGGCTTGCTCAACTTCAAGCCGCTAGAGGACAGCTATGGGCCTGTAGAGAAGCTCTTCGGTAGGCGTACCGATATCCTCACGTTGCAGGAGGATAAGATTAGCTACGTCTTGGCGGGCAAGAACTTGCTTACCGACGCTACTGGCGCCAGCGTGGTTACGTCCGTGCCTGAGGTATTGGGTACGCAGGTGGCCCGCGTCGAGGACTTTGGTATCAGCAACAACCCCGAGAGCTTTGCCGAGTGGGGACCGCATAAGTTCTTTACCGATGCTAAGCGCGGCTCTGTCATCCACCTCTATGGCGATGGGCAGAAGGAGCAGCTCGAGGTCATCAGTGAGAACGGTATGCGGAGCTGGTTCCGCGATGAGTTTATCGAGAGCTTTAACACGCAGAAGCTAGGTGGATACGACCCGTATATGAACGAGTACGTCTTGGCCAGTAACGATGTGTTCCTGCCCGGTCAGGAGGACTGCATCGAGTGCGATACCATCCAGACGTTTACACTGACCCTAGCGCAACAGAGCTACTGCGTCAACCTTGGCAATGTCGTTGGCCCTGTAACCATCAACTACGCCGTTATTGACCCGGTGGCTGACGATGACTCCGCTACGATTACCACAACGTACGATGGCTCCAGTGTCACCACTGGCCCTATTACGAATGTCTCTCAACCCTCTGTTCCTATAGTCAACAAGACCTCTATCATTGAGAACACCATAACTATCGACCTTGACTACACGCCCGGGGTGACGGGACGTCCCTTCGTTATTCAGGTTCAGGTTAAGTGTCCACAGCCTCAGGCACTCAACGTTAGGTTGATTACGGTCAATCGGAACGTTGATGCAGGAAAGTCTATCCATAGTGAGTTCCAGTGGCAGGATGGGGTCTTCGCTTCTCCGCTGAGCAGCACCGCTGTTAAGTTCGTTTCTGGTACGGACCCGGTCATCGCCAACTGGCAAGACTACACTGTAGCTCAAGGCAGCAACCTCGGCCCCACCGATGGCAGTACGGT